CGCTCAGGGCGGGCATCAGTTGATTCGTGATGATCAGGCTGGCTGGGAAGGCCAGACAATCTCGCCGGGGAATCCTGACTGATCAGATACGCGGTTAACGGCAACGCGGTACTGCTTCCAAAGCTTAAGGTTTGCATTGTCTGAGCTGGTCGCAACTTCGAGATCGGCCGCATCCTGCAAAGGAGCAATACGTATCGCTGCCAGAGTTAACAGGCGATCGCGCTCGGCATTTGCAACTCCCAACAACTCCTCCTGAGTTGGTGGGAGCGGCACGATCTCAATGGGCGTATCACTCCAATACTCATTGGTGCCAATCTCATCAGGATCAACTACCGATCGCCAGCCTTGCTTGTCGTTTCTGATTGCATAACCCATTAGAAATTATCCTCCCAACCTACTGCCGAAAGATGCGAAACCGTCGCATTCGAAGCGTAATAAACAGAACTGCTTTCCGGAATTATTCGCACAAAAAAGTTATTCTGGTTAGAGTTTGAAGATCCGTTACTAATATTAACAAGTGGCATATTGGTGGTAGCATTGGATGCGGCATATGCATTGCTCGGTGCGAGAATAACTTGAGTTGATGCCCCCTGACTAAAAAGGCTCAAGTAAACTGCCGAAACTACAGGAGAAAAATAAGGAGCAAGCGCAACTGGAACCCAGGTCGGAGTGGTCGGGCTGCCCTGAATGCCTGAAACCATCCTCGGTAGCTGCGTGACGTTCCCTCCAACCTTGAACTGGCCAACTCTCCCATTCTTTATAAAACTTAGTGGAAACTTATTGGTCGTACCATCTGTGATAGTCCAAGCAACTAGAGCCCGGTGGGTGTACCCCGCAGGCATGCTGGCCGCAGGGTTTACATCCGTAGTAATCCATCCGGTCGGGGTCGTGCCGTTCCAGTTGACGTGGATGTAGTAAAGAGTCGACGCCGCCTGACTATTCGCCGCGCCTACTGCCAGGCCGCCTGCGCCAGCCACTGCGAACGACGCGGTACATGACACGTTACGCAGCGTGATGAACTGGCCCGCCGCGTTCTCGACCTGCAACTCATCAGCAGTGATAGTAATCACTGAATCTGTTCCCGTGGCCGACACTCGAAGATTGAGCGCTGCCCCTCGAATACCAACCAGATTTGCAGTCGTCGTTGGCAGTTGGTTCAGCAACACGAAGTCGACGCCATCGTAAACTACGTCACCAACTTGGTCGGCGAAGAAAACTGCAGCAACCTTAGCGCCTGTTGCACTGTATTGCTTGAGCGACTTCGCCCCTTTTGCCGAGGCGTTCAGCGTTGGGTTTGCGCCGCTGTCCACATGAAACTTGACGCTGAACCGCTGGTTCGCGGCATATCCTGAAATCGCAGGAGACGGCGTGAGGGTAAGCGCCGTTCCAGTCCCGGCCGTGGTAAAAGCCTGGGCAGCCTGATTCTGGGCCAACTTAGAGACGGCCTGAAGAACTTGGTTCTGGGTGCCTTTTACGGGCGTTACGCCGGCGGCAGTTAAGACGCTCATCAGCTCTTCCTGAACATCATTCAGGAAATCATCAGTGACCACTGTTGCCTGGATGCCGCCGACCGGGTCGCCTTCCGTGAAACGGTTGTCGACCGTGGCGCCCGGGCCGTCAATTCTATGCATGCGTCAATCTCCGTAGGCGAAGAGCGCGATCGTATGCGCTGGCTTCAATTGATTTATTTTGCATTCGAGGGTGTCGTTGCCCCATGTGCGCAGGCGCTCGCCTACAGCAGACACACCAGCCCTGAAGGAAATGACTGATGTCTCTGGAGCGCGAATCAGCCAGGTGAAGACCCAGTCGCCATTGGTGAGCGCGTCCCCGGCGCGAGAAAGCCCCGCGCGGAACGGCCGGTACTCTTGGATCGTGACGGTGTAGCCCAGCACCCCGGCCAACTCGATGAAATAGGCGGCGGACTGCCCGCCAGTACTGGATAGTTTCGCCAGCAGAGCGTTCTTCCGGCCTTGAAGCGTTTCTTCGAGAACACCGGAGCATTTATCGGGGAGGCCTGCGACCCTCTCCCAGTCGCTCAGCATCTCGCTGGTGCTGGATGGGTTGGCCTCCATAGGAAGCGCTTCGCCTCGCCCATCTACCCGAGCCAATTCAATCGACATGCCATCAAGCAGGCTGTGAAGCGTGGTTCCAGATTCCCGGGGGAATGCTTGTCCAGGAGGCAGCAGCGTTTTCAGCTGCTCCAGGTAGTCGGCAGCTGTCGGCATTACGCCTCCTTAAAAGCTGGAGAAGGTTATGGTGCCTGGCACCGCCATGTGACCGGTGGCGTGGGTGACATCTGCGGTCGGCGCCGTTATCTGGTTGTCCGCTTCGCCTGCCGCGATAGAGACAGCTTCGCGCAGGCGGCTGATCAATATCGGGCTTCCCGGTTTCGAGTCGCGGACAATCAGGTCGGCGACTTCTGCCCGCACCGCGGACTGGACAGCCGCGGTATTTGGCGAAAGCTTCACCGCCAGATTGAGCGGATCGGCGATAGGAGCCGCCACAAACACCTCTGCGGTCACCGGGCGACGGGCGTCAATGTAAGCCTGAACCTCTGCGACTTTCGCCACGTCCGGGATGATGTCGGTTTCACCATCACAGACGAACAACACCGTCACGGTCCCGACGCCCATTTGAAGCGGATAGACCCACACACGGGTGACGCCTGGGACCTCAAGAGCCCAGAGTTCGTAATCTGAGGCGGCACCACCATGGGGTGGCTGCCTGATGCGCTTCAGCAGACGGCTAAGCAACTGAGCATCCGTCTCAACATCAAGACCGCCATCAATGTCCGTGGCCGCAGAGCCGGTCGATTGAACACCGGCAACGGGCGACAACAGAAACAGTGGCGTTCCGGCCGGGGCATCGCCAACGGCACCAGCCTCTAATGCAACAACAGTAGGCTGGAGCGTGATATCGGTGAACACCGCATCAGACACGACGCGGTACTGCACACCATCTTGCCGCTGAAGGATCGTCCCGGACGGAAGCGTTGACCCGATTGCACCGGCAAGCAGCGCGGCGCCGGTCGAATAATCAGCGGCCTTGCGAAAGACTTTCCAGATCGCCGCCCACCGCTCGAGGTATTCCTTTTCGGCTGTATCAATAATCGCCTGCTTGGCTGCCCACTCAAGGAAACCGTACAGCATGTGCACTGCGCCAGCCTCAGACCGGGCGAGGATCCCCAGCAGCGAGCGGCGCAGCACTGCACTTTGGACGCCGGTCACGCGGCCGCTGATGTCGGTGGTAACTCGGTCAATGAGCTCAGGCAAGGTTGGTCTAGCAAATGGCATCAGGCAGCCCTCTTGCCGGCCTGGGCCGACCATTCATAATTGTATCGGTAGCGAACGGCCGGGCCGGTCGGACGATAGATGTCGATAACGAGCAGCATCACGCCACGCGAGTGATATGAAGCGGCGACCTCGATCGTCGTGGCCACCACGTCATCAATCATCCAGGCCAGGGCGTCTCGGCAATATTGCTCGGCGCGGCTCAACGTTTGCGGCAGCTCTTTTTCCCTGGCCAGTAGCCAGAGCAGCGAGCCCGTCTGGTCGGTCGCCGAAGCGTTTGTGAGATCCCCCCAGTAGCCGCGCAAATCGTCCTGCTCATATTCGGGCGGGATCTGCTCAGCACTGGCGCGGCGATCGGTGAATAGGCTGATGATTACGGCAGTTTCAAGGCCGTCATCGCGCTCAAGGTCGAAACCAAACAGCACCAGGTCCCCGCCGAACTCGGTCATTACCATTGCGGCGTCAGCCATTAAATGGGCGCTCCCGTGTTCGCAGGTCCAGACAACACGCCACCGTGCTGGTGAGTGCTGCCGATGTTCTTACCGTTGTTTGTAACGGTGCCGGTAGAATCAATATTCCCTTGGATTTTTACGTTACCGACCATCTCAATCTCTCCGATCATCTTGATGGTCGGGGCTTGAACCTCCGCATGCTGAACGGCCGTGACCTTGACCATGTCGCGCAGCAGCTCAACCTTGTTGCCGAGGTCGTCGTACATCGCGACCTCTCCAGACTGCAGGACGAGCCGGTAGCGGCGATCATCGACGGCGAGGACTATGCCCTGCTCGCGGTTGCCGCCAATGAAGGCCACCGCCACGTCGCCGCCCTTTGCGTGGCTGGTGAAGCCGTAGTTCTGCATGTGTTCGATATCGTCTCGCAGCTCGTCCTTGAGCAACTCCACCTGCAACTGCTGCCGTCCGTTCGTGTCGGTGACCCTGCGCACAACACCGCGGGCAAACATCATCATCACGCGGTTGCTGAGATCGCGAATTGGGTTACCCATCTTTTTTATCCTCTTCCCCGATGGCTTCCGCCCAAATATTCCGACCGCCCTTTTTCCCTGCTTTGCCTTTCTTAGAATCAGGAGGCTCCGGCGAAAAGGCTTGCGGGCTGACGATGTCGAGCTTGGTAGTGGTACCGCCCTCCCCACGCTCGTAGGTGGCCTGCCGAATAATCATTTGCCCATCCATGCGCAACCATGGAGACCTGACCTGCACCAGCATTCCTGGCTCCCAGATTGGCCCGCCCGGGCTTTGCCGCCAGCCCTGGACGGTTATGGAAGCGGAAGCTGATTTTCCCAGCCGGCTGTTGGCCTCCCAGGTAGCTCGCTCTTGGGCGCTGCCGTTCGATCCACCGGACTCAGCGACGATCAGCATCGGTCGATAACGCCTGACTCCGCTGTCGCTTGCCCCGCCCTCGACATGCGCCTCAGTGCCTCCATCACTGTTTGGGCTGTATCCAGCCTGCCCTTTAACCAAGTAATTGCGGAAACGCTGGCTGTGATCGATGCTGCCGGTGGCACTGAGGATGTTTTCACCCTGAACCAGTCCCACGGCGGCCCGTTTGTTACCCGCCCGGGTGATCAGTAGACCGC